GAAGTAATCCTTTCTGTATGCTCTAAAATTTAATAATGGTTCGAAAAGATTATCAGAAATGATAGTCTTTTTTATTTTGAAAATTAATTACTAGAGTTAATTTTATAAATTTGACGATAGATCTCCTTAAAATTAATAGATTGATAAAAAGCCAGTGATTCTAGTTGTCTGGCTTTTTTTATTTTATGAGGTATATATGGAAAAGATAAAACAAATAGAAAGATGTATGAAAATGCAATGTGATTTTTGTAATAGAAAATCAAAGTGTGACAAAGAAATCGATAAGGAGGAAGGATATGCTAATAAAAGCAAAAAGAATTGATAATTTAGAAAGAAAAGTAAGTGAGTATAAAAATAAAGTTGTTGTAAGATATTTAAACTCTAAAGGATATTTCTGTAATACTTCAAAAGAAAGTATGAGAAATGTAAATACAATATTAAAGTCCAAAAATCAAAAAGTGATGCTAAATATAGAAAATGAAAAAGTTGCCCAAATAGGTAGTTATTATACATGGGAAGCTTATGTAAGAGTAAAAATATTAGATACAATTACAAGAAATGAGGTGTAATATATGTGGTTTATAAATTTAGTTGCTATATGTATAAGTATTATTATAGTAGCACTTACAATTTTTGTTACTGCAACTATTATTAGTGTTATTATAAAACAAATTGGAGGAAAGTAAGATGGAGTTAACTCAAGAACAAATAGAAAACATCAATATAGCAGTAAAAAGAATAATAGAGGTATTTAATGAAGTTATACAGAAAGTTGGAGAATTTATAAAAAAAGCTTGTGAGATGTGGAAAGAATTTTTATTAGATATTTGTAAAAATAATAAATCTATTAGAAAATTAAATTACATATATCATCATTCTAAAAAGAAAAGAATAAGAAAAAAGCAAATGACAAGATTACTGAAAATACTAATAGAATAATTTAAAGATGAAGGAGGTAACCTTATATGACAAATGCACAAAAAATATTTTGCGATGAATACTTAATAGACCTTAATGCAAGTAGAGCATATAAGGTTGCTTATAAAAAATGCAAATCAGATTTAACTGCAAGAACAAATGGGAGTAAATTGCTAACAAATACCAACATTCAAAATTATATAGATGAAAAGATGAAAGAACGAGAACAAAGAACAGAAGTAACTCAAGATATGGTAATAAAAGAATTATCAAGAATTGCTTTTTTAGATATTAGAAAGATATATGATGAGAATGGAAAATTAAGGAATATACAAGATATAGATGAAGATACAGTAAAAGCAATAGCATCATTAGAAACATTTGAAGAATACGAAGGACGAGGAGAAAATAAGACATATATAGGTGATACGCAAAAAGTTAAATTATCAGATAAAATAAAAGCACTGGAATTGTTAGGAAGACATCTAGGGATATTTAATGATAAATTAGACCTAAATCTAAAGGAAAAAGAAGAAAAGAAAAATGCTATAGCAGATATATTGAGTCAAATGAAGAATGTAGATGATGAAGAATGCTAGAATTAAGTCAAAAATATAAAGAATTCTTACAAGTAAAATGTAAAAGAGAATTTCTAGAAGGAACAACAGCAGCAGGAAAAACAACAGTAGGAATATTTAAATTTATGTGTATGGTTGCAGATTCTGACAGAAAATTTCATGTTATTGCTGGAGATGATGTAGGAACTGCTGAAAAGAATGTTATAAATAATGAAAATGGATTAATAGACCAATTTGAAGGTATAGCAGAATATTGGCCCAAAGGAAAAGACAAAATAAGATTACCACATATAAGATATGAGACTAATAAAGGTGAGAAGATAATATATGTATGTGGATATGGCGATAAAAAAAGATGGAAAAAGGTTTTGGGAGGACAAGTTGGCTGTGTATATCTTGATGAAGTAAATTTAGCTAATATGGAGTTTATGAGAGAAATAACTCATAGATGTAAATATATGATGACAACTTCTAATCCAGATGATCCTAATCTCGATATCTATAAAGAATTTATTAATAAAAGTAGACCAATAAAAAAATACGAAAAAGATTATCCATTAGAACTTTTAAAAGAATTAAAAGAAACACCTGTTAAAGGATGGATACATTGGTATTTTACGTTTTATGATAATGCTAGTTTAAGTAAAGAAGATATACAAGAGAAAATAGATGCAACACCAATTGGTACTAAAATGCATAAGAATAAAATTTTAGGACTAAGAGGTAAAGCAACAGGTTTATGCTTTAAACTTGAGAGTAAAAATATAATAACAATAGAAGAAGCCAAAAAATTAAAATTTCAAATATTTTCTGTTGGTTGTGATACTTCATATTCTAGAGAAAGCCATGACAAAGTAACACTTGAAGGAATTGGAATCACAGTAGATAAAAAATGTGTACTTTTAAAAGAAAGAACATTTAATAATAAAGATAGAACAATACCATTTGCACCAAGCGATGTAGTTCAATGGATTGTAGAATTTATGGAAGAATTTAAAAATGAATGGGGATTTGCTAGAACATGCCATATTGATAATGCAGACCAAGGAACTATTATGGAGGCGAAAAAAGCTAAAAGACAGAATAACTTGATATATAATTTTAATGATGCGTGGAAAAAGACAAAAATAATCACTAGAGTACAGTTACAAGAGAGTTGGCTGGGAACTAGTGATTTTTTAGTTGTTAATACATGTAGTGATTATATAGAAGAATGTGGAGTGTATAGTTTTGATGAAAATAATCAACCAGAAGATGCAAATGATCACTCAATAAATGGTTGCCAATATGCATGGTTACCATATAAAAAGAAAATAGGGAATTGGGAGATATTAAAAAAAATAATCAAAGATGATTCGGAGGAATAACAACATGGGAACAGTTGGAGTAGTTAACGAAAAATTAAAAGATGTAGTTAGAAATTGGTTAAATATACAACCTTCTTCAGGAACTTCAGTAACCATTCAGGAAACAAATACATTTGAAGGTAGTTGTTTTAGAAATCTACTTTGGTATAGAGGAGATGCATCAGAATTACATCAATACTATACACAATCGGATGACATGGTTGGAAATGCTAAATTTTGGGCTGCAAAAAGTACAAATGGCATTGATTTTAGAAAGATACACACTGGGCTACCTGCAATGATAATTGATATGTTAGCAGATGTTATTGTTGATAGTTTTAATAAGATATCAATAAATGGTAATGAACAGGCTCAAAAGGATTGGGAAGAAATAGAAAATGATAACGACTTTAAAGAAATCGTAAAACAAGCAATAATAGATGTATTTGTTGAAAATGATGGTGCATTTAAAATAAGTTATGATACAGAAATAAGTAAATATCCTATTATAGAATTTTATCCAGGAAGTAAAGTAGAATTTGAATACACTAGAGGAAGAGTAACTGCAATAATATTTAAAAATTATTATGATAAGAAAAATACTACATATTTATTAAAAGAAAGATATGATAAGAAAGGAATAACATATAAGTTATATAAAGATAATAAAGAATGTAGTTTATCTGAATTAGAAGAAACAAAAGATTTAGAAGAATTAGTTGATAATAACTTTATAATGGCTTTTCCTATGATGTTTAACAAATCTAAAAAGTTTAAAGGTAGAGGTCAAAGTGTTATTGAAAAGAAATTAGATGCATTTGATAGTTTTGATGAGGTATGGTCACAATGGATTGATGCCATAAGAGATAATAAGACGATAGAGTATATTCCAGAAGATTTATTACCTACAGATGATAAAGGTAACGTTTTACAGCCTAATACATTTGATAGAAGATATGCGAAAATAGGAAGTAGTACATGTGAAAATGAAAGTGATAAGATAACACGAAGTAATAGTAATTTTGATTATGAGGGAATGCTACAAAGTTATATTACAGCTTTAGATTTGTGTTTACAAGGATTGATAAGTCCAAGTACATTAGGTATAGATGTTAAGAAACTAGACAATGCAGATGCACAAAGAGAAAAAGAAAAGGCGACACAATATACAAGAGGCAAGGTGTTAGATGTTTTAGAAAAAGTTATACCCAAGTTAGTATGTGCATGTTTAATGGCATATGATAAGGCACAAGGTAAAACTGCTGGTAAATATGAAGCAACAGTGGATTTTAAAGAATATGCTAATCCTTCTTTTGAGGCAATAGTTGAAACAGTGTCTAAAGCAAGACCAAATCAAAATATAATGAGTATTGAAAAAACTGTTGATACAATGTATGGTGACAGTTTGAGTAAAGACGAAAAAGAAGAGGAAATAAAACGTTTGAAAGAAGAACAAGGAATAATCGAAAAAGAAGAGCCACGCCTCTTCTAGGTGGTGAATAAATGCAAGATGAATATGATATTAAATCTATAATGGAAGAAATAGAGCAAGACTTAATAACAAGAATGAAAAGGACATTATGGAGCCATAGAGAAGATGAAGAGGCAAAAGGATTTAATTGGCCACAATGGCAGTCTTTAAAATTAAAACAATTACAAGAGTATAAGCAAGCCAATAAAGAAATATTTAACGAAAAAGCAAAACCACTAAACAGATATTTATATAAGCATATAAAAAATCAGTTTAGAGAAGGTGCTAGCAAAACAAATAAAGAAGCATTAGATGCTGGAATTATAAAAAAAGAAGATTCACAATTAAGTGGATCTTTTTTTGGATTAAATCATAGAAAATTAGATTCTTTAATAAAAAGTACAAAAGAAGATATGTCAGATGTTAAATATGCGACTTTGAGAATGGCCAATGACCAATATAGACAAATAATATATAAAGCTCAAGTATATGCAAATACAGGGGCTGGAACAGTAAAACAAGCAATAGATATGGCCACAAAAGACTTTTTAGGTCGTGGATTTAATTGTATTGAGTACAAAGATGGTAGAAGAATAAATATTGCAGATTATTGTGATATGACTATTAGAACAGCTAATAAAAGAGCTAATCTAATGGGCGAAGGAGAAATGCGAAAAAAACTTGGTAACCCATTTGTATATATATCAAAACATGGTGGGGCTTGTGATGAATGTACACCTTGGGAAGGTAGAGTTTATATTGATGATGTATGGTCAGGTGGAAAAGCAGAAGATGGACCATATCCTTTATTAAGTACAGCAATAAAAGGTGGACTATTCCATCCTAGATGTCAACATGGTGCAAGTACATATTATGAAGGAATAAATGACGAACCAGAAGAGGTCATAGAAGCAAAACATAATCATGATGAGCACGATAAATATACTCAATATCTACAGCTAAGACAAAAACAATATGAAAGATTAGCGTTAGGAAGCTTATTTCCAGATAATATAGTGAATTATAAAAATAAAGCTAAAGAATTGCAAAATAAGATAGAAAATGATAAAATAACCCCAGAAGATTTATTAGACAAATTAAAATTAGATATAGATTTATACAAACCATTAGATAATGATATTCAAGAACAAACAGCAAAAATATTAAAAAAAGATAATTTACCTAATATTGTAAATAAAAGTGATTTTGATAGATATGATAGTATTGAGATTGTTAGATATCTTAGAGATTATCAAGGAATAACAGCAGAGGAAGCTTATAAAAATACACTTTATGGAAAAATTAGATATAGCGATAAAAAGAATAGTCAGTATGGAAGAGGAATTTATTTTGGAGAAAAAATAAATTCAGATGAGCTTAACTATACATATGGAGATGGTAAAGAAAATGTTATAAATGCTAAATTATCTAAAAATGCTAAAATACTTGAATTTGATTCAATGATTGACTATATACGTGATGTTTCTGAAAGGACGAAAAAATTACCTAAAAAAATTCAAAAAATATATGATAATGAACGTTCATTATTATATATGCTAGATGGTTATGATGGAATAAAGATAAAAGGAAAAGATTACTATTGTATTTATAATAGAAAGGTGTTGA